GAACGACATAGGCGATGCTCCTGTGGTTGACCGAGTTCGTCGGTCCTGTTGGGTGGGTGTGCGAATGCACCCTACCTACGCCTGGTGATACCAAGCGCAGACAGGATGGAGAGCTGGAACGTAGACAACGTGTCCCAGCTAACTCCAAAGCCATATGGGTTAGCCTGCTTTCTGATCTTGACCTCATTGGTCAAGACCAGAGGGTCGCAGCTGAAAGGTTGACCGCCCGCAAGGACGGCTCCCTCCAAGGTATAGGTATCTTTCACCATGGAATACTCCATGATGTACCCATACCGCATAACCAGCCCCTGGTCAGCAATGTCAGAGATGTTTGAAATAACATCACCGGCATTACTGAACCAGTCAGCGGCCCAGCTCCAGGGTGTGAGATTCCAGAGAGTTTCTGGCGTCAGTTTGAGGCCGAGTCTATCGGCCAACAGGGCAAACCTACCCATCCTACTCCGGCTGTCAAGACCGGAAGGAAGTGCGTAGGTAAATGCACCTGAGAACCACTGACGTTGGACCGTCTCACGGGTCCTAATCACACGCCCAAAGGTTGCAAAGTTCGACGGATTATTAACTGGCCCCACCGGATAGGCGGAGGCCAGAATCACGTCTTGCTGAACAACCTTCTTCTGAGGGAAGTAGTACCGACGTCGCACGACCTTTCCGGCATCTCGCTCGTACTGAGCAAGAATTCGGTCTGCATGAACGACACCATTAGCAAAGCTAGTGACATCGTTGATCAGGGGTCGCCAGCCAAACTGACCGTTAAGATACTCTTCACCCGCATTACGCGCGTTTAGAGTTCTTGACTGCCAGGTTCGGGATCCAACGAGATGGGGAAGACCCTCTCGGAAGATTTCTCCGAGTGCTGTTGCGAGGTTGGCTACTGAGTTGGTGGGTTTACACCTAGCAATCGCAGTCGCGCCCAACTTAGTGAGTTCAGAATCAACTGACTCACCAGAGGGTGGGAACGACGTGGGATTGTAGGGGTAAATTCGTCCATGATAAGTATCCTGGACGAACGCATCTAGG